GGGGTGGGGGACTTATTTGAAATACCCATTCACGACTATCAATCCAATTTTTCCAGGCGGTTGCTTTGGGAATCTCATACGGAAATCTTAAGGATACTTCAAAAAATAGTCGTTATAGTCGGAGCAATATACGCAAGTCACTGATGGAATCCTGATTGAATAGGACGACGATGGTGCGGAAGCACAATCGGTCAACCGACTATCATAGTCGCAAAAACCTTCCCATAGCGTTAATCCACACCCTTTCGGGCAAACTTTTTGGTTTTCTCCTACTATCGATAGTCGACCATTCGTGCCCTTAAAAGGGCGCGGGAACCCATAACAAAAAGCAAAAAAAAATCCCCCTGCGATTGGATAATTCCGCACGCAGAGGGAAAAAATCAACTTTCAATAATTTTAACTAACTCTCCACTTACGGTTATCTTTCCCACCTACTCGCTCAAATTTGATCGTCCCAAGATCATCGCCGAACCGGAAAATCCTCCCTGCATACCGAGCAAAGAGCTTTGCCATCTTTGTCCTGGAGTTGGCATAGATTTCAAATTCCCTCGTCTCTCGATCCACCTTCCCCTTAATCAGTTCCTCAAACAATCCCTTGTCACGGCAAATCCAGATCACTTCATCAAAGGAAATCCCCTCGCGACAGCGGAATTCAATGCCATCGCGGAAAAGCCCATTGGCCATCACCTTGACCAGCTCCGTCATGTCCACGGCATCCGGATCTCCGAATTCCTCACTCGTCGGCCTCCGCAGCGGATCTCCAAATCCTGAGAACTCCACGATCCCGCCGATCACATCGGCCCAGTCCTCAAATCCCGCAAGCCTCGAGGAACACTTCGGACGACCGGCCTGATCCCAGGCCACGACCAAAGACCAGAGCGAGGAAAGAATCCGAAACCGAACTTCCGGCCGAGCCAGGTACTCGGCGCCCATCGGCCGTTCAATCTTGCGCGCCTGGGGATCCGCCTCCTTGTTGAAAAGATCGATGAAGATCGACCGACGCGCCAAATCGGCCGAACACTCCGCCTGATTCGCCGTCAAAAGCACCATCGTTTGCTTCGCGATCTCATGTTTCGTTGACGACCCGAGACGACGCACCGAGACCACGGACGACGTCAGGAACTGCTCCAGATAGCTTGAGTCGACGCGATCCTTCACATTGTCGAAAATGATCGAGTCCGATCCCGCAAGAACCTCGGAATCCAGCACCTTCTGAAGTTCCTCCTTTTCTTCCGGGAACGACCGCATCGAGGCATAACCTCGAACCGGCACCTCCACCACCATCGCCAGAAGAGACTTTCCCGCAGCAGGTCCATTGGCATTCCAGACACACATCGGCATCTGGGCTTGCTCAGGAAGAAGGGACGAGGCAAAGCGACTCATCATCGCCGCGACCTGACAGGAAAGCGACCTTCCCCCATCCTCGGCAAAAGGGAACTCCCGAAGGAAATCCTTCAGGAAATCCACGGCCGCCTCCTTAGGCATCAAATCGTAAGTCACTTGGCCTCCTTAATCTTCTGGATCTCGTCGCGGAGGAAGCGGATGGCATCTGCGGTGGCGTATCTTGCTTCTGTAGCAGAGTAAGTTGAAGGTGTGCCGATGACTTCGATTTCAGCGTCTAACCTTGGTAAAGTCCTTTCCTGCTTTGGCAACGGGCGGCGGGTGCGGAAGCGCATGGCTTTGAAGTGTCCAGCTTTTACGCCTAGTTCAAACGACCATGCCTTCTTCCATTCGCCTTTGGTCTTGTTCGGTTGAACCTCATCCCCATCGCAGATCACCTCGTCAGGGCCAAGCTCTCGCCATTCGGGTTGTTTGACTTTTACATCCGTATTCCCCTCATGGGTGAATTTCGGTGCAGGATCTAAACTGACGGGTTCTTCCGTCAGGGGGTCATTTTGCGCGGTGATGAGCGCAACTTCACTTAATGCAGTTTGAGCAATATCTTGGTAATATCTTGCATCATCTCCACCAGTAGCGTTGGCTATTAATTCAAGAGCATCACGGAACCGTGTGACCTCATCTTGTTGCTTGAATCCCCATTCCTTCCAGCTTTTGGCTTTCCTTCGCTCGTCGCGGTAATGCTGATGCCAGTTATTAGCTTCCTCACGGAGCCTTTCGATCTCAGCTTTTAGGAACTTCACTTCCTGCCTCAGAAAGCCAGCCTCTGGGTTGCATCGATGTTTGTCCATTTCATCACGGGTATTCCAGGCCACATCCCAGCCATTTTCCCATCCTCTTACATATCCCTCTTTCACCCGATCTTCGACCGTCGGAAGGGTTCCGTCCTCATTCAGGAAACGGATCCCCTCACTGTTCCAGTATTCCTCCGCAGTCATATCACTTTCCTCCTTTGGTTGTTGTTGTTGTTGTTGTCTTCGGCCATTTGATGGCCGAGTAATTTTTCCGAAACTTCTCCGAGAGATTCCTGGGCGCGGAGCCCTTCCCGTTCTGGGCCGTCTTCATTCCTTCACGAGGATCTTTGTCTCCGGATCGTAGCCGGGCCCCTGGAGCGTCAGTTTCCCGGCGCGGAAGATCGGCACAGGGATCCGCGAGATCCGGCGCAGCTGCCGCAGCAGTTCGCGGAACTGATGCGACGTCAGCACAGCCTCCGCCTGCATCTTGTTCATCGAATCGGGGCGATACTCATAGGCCACCGCACTCGTCCCGTCGGGATTGGAGCGCGAGACCTTCACCATCTTCACCGTCCGGAGAGACTTCTCGGCATAAGTGCGAAAGCACGCCGGGGTGAGGGGAGACATCCGGTCCGTCTTCGGCTCCAGGACGACCGGCTCCCCGTCCTGCAGGAAAACCCCGTTCGTGCACAGGATCGCCCCCATGTCGCGGGCAAAATCGGCCAGCACGCGCCCCACACGCGGCAGCTCCACCTGCGGATAGATTGGCTCCTCGGGCCGCTTCGCCGGATCCGAGGACTTCTCGGGTGCGGGCGGCAGGGGCGCGTCCTCGGACGAGCCCAGCATTGGTTCATCATTCATTGGGTGAGAGAAAAAAGGTGTCAAGTTCAGCGCGCCAGATCGGCCAGCGCCGTCAGATCGCTCTCGAGTTCCGCGATCATCCTGGGGAATTTTGCATTGCAGACCGCGTAGTAGCGCAGACGCTCCGCAGCCTCAGCCATCGCCGCCAGATCCTCCGATCGGATCGCCACCTCGGCCGCCTTCACCGCATCGGCCAGGGCATCGCGCCGCGGAGGCAGATCGATCAGACGATCCCCGAAAGGAGGGATCGGATTCACATACAGCAGCTTCTGGAGCTTCCTCGGATCCGATCCGCGCCACTGCTGCGGCAGCCGCGTCAGACGCACTGCCGTCAGAGCCTTCGGATCGGCGCCGAGACGGGCGAGGGGAGCCTTCATCGAGCGCGCCCAGGCATCCCACTCCTCCTTCGAGGCAGGCCCCGAGAGACGCGACATCCCCGATCCGGCCCCTGGCACCCGGATCAGAGCATGAACGGACCGACCCCCGGAGGAGTAGATCGCCGAAATCGGGAGGGACGACTTCGCCAGGGCCGCCAGCCAGAGCGACGGATCCGCCTCATCCGACTCAAGCAGGGCATACTTCCAGCGCGTCACCGACTCCTCCGATCGGCGCGACATCTTGCCCGTCCGAGGATTGGGATACGCACGGCCATCGACCGGATTGGCCAGATACCACATCCCGTCCGGCCCGCAGGAGGGGATTGGCTCATCCGGCCAGACCGCCTGCCCTTGGGAGCGACTATCGTTGAAGATCAGCACCTTCTCCCCGACATAGAGGAGCGCGAGGAATTCCTCCGACGACGTCAGGGACGGATCGACATACGACCGAGCGGCAAACCAGTCCAACCGCGGCCGAAAATCCCCCGCCGCACGGGCCAGCGCCGCCGGATCGAACTCCACCTTCTCCACCGAGGGAAGGGGCTTCCACTCCTGGACAGGAAGCGGACCCTTTGAGTCCAGCAGATAACCGTGCCCGCGGGGCGAGGGGGAGTTCGCCGCGCTCCGCAGCTTGTAGGCCAGCTCCCGCTCCGACCAGGGCGGGGAACACCGCTGATTGTATTCGTGCATCAGGGACATCGCATCCGATTCCCCGAGACCGAAGCCATGGATCAAGGCGCAGGCCACCGCAAAGGTCGCATCATGCCCCCCGGAGCCGGAGACAGCGGCATCCATCCGGGCGACGTAACGGGACGCCCGTTCTGTGATCGGAATGGCCATTAATTACGAAAGATGACCTTCCACCGATGCTGCGTTGGATAATGATCGCCCGGATTCAGGCAAACCAACTCGTGACGAAGATGCCTTTTCATCACATTCAGGATTTTTACGATCAACGACTTCGCTGCATATTCCTCCCCGGCCGTGCAGGTGGCGCGGAGAGGCTTAGGGAATAGATCCTTCAGTTCCTCCGGAACCACACTGATTTTGGCCGTGGCAAAGTTTCCCGGCTTATCGGTTGTGGTGATCTCAAAGGTCATTTTGCAATCCCCCAGCGAGTTCCGCATTTATTGCAAAAATAATAATTATTATTTACGCATTCCTTATTCGGAGGAAATCTCCTCCAAGAAAATACGAATTGATACTGGTGACGACACCAACGGGGATTACCCCAGGGGATTGATACTTCCCTCACTTCAACCCTATTCGGCTCGAGCCCATCTAATTTTTTGCCTCGTTTCATTTTGTAGCCTCCATCTGACAAATAATGGCAACTTTCGTAATAATCCCGTCGATGTATTCATTTGAATAATCGCCAAACTTTTTGCACTCTTTTCGGAACTCCTTCCGATAAAGATTTAGAAAAAAAGCGAGCATATCTGCCTCGTAAAAATCAAGTCGTGGAGATGTCTTTTCGTTCCGTACTGGAGCTGAGAAATCCAATGGGATCGTGGATTTGTCTGTCTTAATGGCCTTCTCCCGGCGGATGGCCTCAAAGTCTTTTTCGCTCATTCCGCCTCCTCCTCATCATTGACCAAATATTCAGAACCCCTTTCAAAAACGGTTTCTGGAAATAGTAGGGATAGGAAAATCTGGAGAAATTCACTGTGCCCCAATTTAAAAAGCAGAGAGTCAGGAAAAGTTAAATATGTTTTTCCTGAAATTCTAATTGCTCGCGCAGTAACTTCTTCTACTGAAACTACAACCCCCAATCTCTCATCGACAATTTGCTGGTTAGACGCAATTAACCATGGGATAAAATCAGAACAACTGGTTGTCTCGTTATTAGGGAAGAAAACATTAAATGAGTGAATCAGATCTGGTGTAGAGCATAAGCTCTTTAATTGTTTAAGAAATAAAGGACTCATTTCGCCTCCTCCCCTAGCAGGTGATCGTAAAACTCGACCATCGGTCGCAGCAGTTCGCAGGCCTTCTTGCGGTCCGCGCTCGTCCATTTATCGACCGCGACCTTGCGACGCCAGAGATCAAAGGACTGCCTTATCCCCTCGATGGTCACGATGGCCGTTCCCTTGCCGAGGCCCTCATTCAGCTTCGGCTTATCCTCCTCCGGAGGGAGGCCCAGCGCCAGCACCAGCTGATCGTCGATCTGCTTCTCCGTGTCTTCGACGAATTCCTCGCCATATTCCTTTTCACCGTACTCGCGCCAGTGCCGCATCCAAATGGACGAACACTTCTTGGCCATCTTGATCCGGTAGCCGACCTCGAAGTATTCCTGACCCGACATGACCTCCGGAAGCACCAGCCCATCGGGCCGGAAATAGCCCGCAGGCGTCAGATCGGTGGGGGACACTTCTCCCTCCTGTTGAATTTCCAATGTCATCGTTTCTCCTCCTATGCGTGTTTGTGCCGTCAGGCCCGAGAACGGCGGTTGAGTTGGGCCTCGCGGAATGTCTCCCGGCTCTTCTCCGACTTTCGAAACTTCGTGACCGTCACCCCGAGAATGTCGGCGAATCCCACGACGTAGTGACTCACCAGGGCGCGGGTACAGTTCAGTTCCCGGGCGATCTCCGCCTGGGACTTCTTCCCGTTGAGTTGATCGAGGCCCGCGGCAAAAGCCAGCGCGTGGACCATCACCGGCAGATTCTTCCCCTGAAGGAGGAACCCGATCACACGGCCGAACGCCTCCCGATGCTCCCCGGCGACCTTCTTGCACTCCTCCTGGTGCCATGCCAGCACCCGAAGCGCCTGCTGGGGCGTGATCCCGAGAAGATCGGCGAGGATCTCCTCCTCCCGATCGATCTCCGCGGCCAAATCGGGCTCATAAGCCCCCTCGAGGGAATCGCCGACCCACGCACGGAAAGCGCCGTCAGGTGAAGCCGAGAGACCGTGATTCGGGAACATCAGAGCACCTCCAGTTTCTTGATGTCCAGCTTCCGCCGGATCCGGCAAGCGGGGATGCCCGTAAAGTCACAGAGAAGATCCAGCCCCCATCCCTTCAGAAAGGAGACCAGATCCATCACCTCGCGCATATCGCCCATCCCATCGAGGACGCGGTACATTCGGACCTTCTTCGTCTTGATCCGGCCAAGGATGCCCACCACCTCGCCATCGGCATCGAGGACCCCGTTTTTCTGGAGAAGCTGAAAATCCAGCATCGCCTGATGGATGATCGAGGAGACCAGCCCCACCAGCGCATCGTCAGGACGCGTCTGCCTCATCGGAGTCCCTGCGCCTCCTGTTTGCGGTGCTCTTGGGACAGCGCGCGGACCTTTGAGGAACGACGGGATCCGGAAACGGCCCCGCCACGCCGACCGAAAAAGCCACAGACAGTCCACCAGTCCTGACCGGTCTCCCGCATCCGCTCCTCGATCTTTCGGCGAACGTCCGGACTCATCGGTCCTCCTTACGCGCCGCATCCTCGGCAGGGGACATCGGACGCAGCCCCAGATGGGCCACCGAGTTCCAGAACTGCTCCTCCTCCCAGGCATGGGCAGGGCAAAGATGCCGCGGACCCACCACCACGCAGGCCGTCTCCTTACAGGAGGATTCATCACACGAGGCGAACAGCCCCGTCGCCAGCTTCAGCGTCCCGTTCATCGGTGAGGGACGGGGATGTAGCTCGACTGAATCCTAAGCCCCGTGCGGGACTGCAGGACGTGCCGGTCATAGCCCGTGGCCCGGCGATACCACGACCACAAACGGCGGATCATTTGCGGAACCGCTCCAGGGCGGTGGCGATGATCTCAACCCATTCTTCGAAACCCACCAGCAACACCGCCAGCAGGATCAAGCACCAGAACGCCCAGAAAATCATAGAGCATCCTCCGCGTGAATGTTCAGAAGCGCCTCGAGTTCCTTCTCCTCCTGCAGACGGTCAAAACGAAGGGAAGCCAACCAGGCCACGCAAAGGCCCAGGGCAAAACTTACAATGCAGCAGACCAAGGCTAGACCTAAGATCAGAATATGACTCATTATTGATGACGGGTAATGGGGTTGGGATGAATCCCCTCTGAAAACCCCCGTCAACTATTCATGACATATATGCTACGGCATATATTCATGAGGCGTTGACGAGGCCTCCTCAGCGGGAACGCCGAGAGACTCGTGCATATCCCTCTTTGAAATCAAGAGATTTTTTCAAAAATCTTTTTTCGGCCCGAAAATCTTGGCCCGGAAAAATTCCGAAAGACCCGCGCACCCTTTTATTTTCTCGATCTGCAGCCATTCCTCGTGCGTCAGCGTGACCGATTTGGATTCCACGTTTCGACCCTTGCCGCTGCCTTTTTTGCGACCGGCCCCGACACGTTTTCCGCCCCTGGGCATCAACGGACGGGGATATCCCCACGGCTTGATGCCCGCCACAAAGTGACCGACCACGACCGGGGCCAAAAGCTCCCCGCCATAGAGGCGCGTGATTGTTCTGCGAAGCGGTTTTGCATGGGGGTCGATCTCGCCCGGAACGAGATTCCCTTTCAGCGTAAAGCTAGGTTTTAACGGGGACAAAACGATTTTGTCGCCTTTTCGTTCCGTGATCCGGTAAAAAATCCGATCCGAACTTTTTTGACCGACGCAGGAGCACGCGATGGCTCCGAGGGGATATTTCGTATCCATGCGTCAACGGTCGGACGACATTTGATTTCCGTCAATGAATCATTTCATACACGGATTGATTTTCCGCTTTTCATAATTTCAAAAAAGGTATTCAACCAAGGCATGACACATCGCATCCTGACGGTTGTTCTGGCGTTGACGATGGTGGCCAGTTCCCAGGCAAGAATTGGCGAAAGCACGGTGAAATGCGCCGAACGCTACGGATCACCCCTTTCCACCCAGGTCGTCCCCGGAGGATATCTCTGCGTCCACAGGAAAGGGGATTTTCAAGTCACGATCCTGTTCCAGGACGGCATCGCCACCGTTCTCACGATCCGGAAATGGAATGGCCGATTCATGCCTGAAGAAATCGAGGAAATCATCAGGGCCAACGACGGCGAACGCGCCACGGATTTCCCCAGCAAGGACCCCCATTTGCAGATGAGAAAATCCCCCGACGGGTCGATCCTTTATTCGTGGAATGCTTCCCAGGGAGACCTCGTGATCGGATTCACGTCGTTTTTGGAAAAGCTCACCGCCGCACAGAACGAGCAAGCGACCGCGGCGGCGAAAGCCAGCACGAGCGGATTTTAGAGTTTCTCCAGGCAGCCCATCGCAAAAAGGCTGTTGATGATGGCAAGTTCGATGTATTCGACCGCCGTTTCGTCCAGATCGGGGCAGGCCGCGTGCGTGGCTTCGTGCACGAGGGTTTCGACGAGATCGGCCCCGGGGCGGACATAGATCGTTTTGGATTCGTAGTCGCACAGTCCTAGGGCTTCCGGAGCATTCGGGGGAGCGGCGATCAGGATCCGCCACCAGGCGCCACGGATGCGTACACGGGCTTTTTTCTTGTTCATGGCCGGATCTGCCGGAAATGACGCACCGGATAGAGACGTTCGCCCGCGCGAATGACGAACTTTCGATCCTCGACAAGGCCGGAAGCCACGGCTTTCCGGAGGAAAACGCGCGTCATCGTCTCCGAGCGCCCCGTCAGCTGCGCAATGGTTTCAACGGTTTGGAATCCCTCGGGGACCTCATCGGTTTCCTTGCTCATCGTCTTGGCGATGATCGAGGCCCAATCATTTGCCGTGCTGGCGGGTTTCTTGGCCATGATCAAAAGGGAAGTCGCCATCCGTGGTCCTGTTGCGAGTTCGGACCCGTGAAAAGCCAGGTCACCGAGGAAGGATTCTTCCCTTCGCGGAATTCCCCACAGACGATGGCTTGACCCCATGCCATCGTGGCACGTCGGTTCAGCGAATAGCCCATCGACCGCATCCTGGTCAGAGTGCCGACGCAGAATCCCTGCGACCGGGAAAACGTCCTCCCGGGAGCATAAAACGGGCGGTGCGTGTGCGCATGGATGACCGTTCCTCCGTAGGCTTCGGCATAGTCCCGCGTGGCCGCTTCGGCATACCAGGTGCCGTGCAAGAATGTGATGTCCGCGCGCTGATACACCTGATTGATGCCATCATACGGAATCAATCGGCACCCGATCTTGCGGCAGCCCTCTTCGATGTGCTCGACCGCGCGGTGAGAGGCATACGCTATCACGGCATTCGGAGATTCGCGCAGGTGCCAGAGCCGCGCCTCGTGGTTCCCGGCAAGGAACACATCGGGCCGCAATTCTCTGAGAAATTGCAATCCCCCATCGATATCCGGGGCGACCGGCTCCGCGCTGTCGGCATCGATCCCGCGGGCTCCGCTACGGAAGGCCGCCGTATCGACCGCATCCCCGAGATGCAGCGTCAGATCGCCGGAACGGATCCATTGCTTTTTCACTTCCAGGACGATCTTTTTTGCTTCCGCATCGATGTGCTTTCCATGGGAACACCCGACCGCCAGAAAGCGCGTCCACCTGGAGGTCACCGAAGCCATCACGCGATTCCCCAAACGTTCTTTTCCAGTTCGCCGATTGACCCCGTGTTGTCGATCACGACATCCACAGGGAAATCCTGCTGTTCCGAAGCATGGGACTCGACGGCCTCGACGGGGCGTTCGATGCGGACAATCAGCGCGCCCAGGGCTTTGAGGGCTTCGGCTTCGTCGGGGAAGCGGAGGTCATCGACCACGACGTCGATGCCGGAATCCAGCAGTTGCTTGGCTTTGCGGAGGAGAATCCTGCGCCAAAAATCCTGCGCCATCCGTTCACGCCCCCATTCCGTTCCGAGGGTCTGCATGGCATAGCGAGGGGAATGCCCGGCAAGAGCGTCGTGCGGATCTTCCTTGAATTTCCCAACGATCATCTCTTTGGCCGTGAGCGGCCCGACGCCCGCCTCGGTCAGCAGGCAGAGGATCATCTTCTTGATCGGGGCCGCGTAGCTCAGCCGCGCATAGTGGTGCTTTCGGACAAGGAATTCGGCAGCGGTCGACTTGCCGCTGCCAGCAGATCCGCAGAGGGCGACGATCCGGGGCATGACAGGGATCGCCTGTCAAAAATCGTTTGTGACCCCGTTACGCCAAAAGGCTTTTGGCGACCGTGAGGCGGTTTTCCCATCCGGCCAAGAATTTAGCTTGGGAAGGGTGTTCCGCCACGAGGTCTTCGTAATGACGCCGGATCTTGGCAAGGAACGCCATGCAGAGCCCTGTCGTGTCATGGACGGCAAAGGCGGCTGACCGTGTCTGGTCCCCGAGCGCGCCATCGACCGCGATCCGCGCTCCGTAGTCGTTGCAGGCCAGTTGGAGGTATCGGATCGCGGTGGCAATGCCGACATTGACCCCCTCAAAAAACACGATTTCTTGCACGAGGACCGGAAGCCCGGTCAGTTTTTCCCAATAGTTGGAAAAATAAACCCGTGCAACGGCATGCGGATCGGGCGATTCGGTCACTTCGCCATCTTTGAGCAAGAGTCCGGCAAACGTCGGGCCCCCCGAGTCTCCGGCGACATTTTCCCATTCGATCTGCCCCGTGACATGATTCAGTTCGCATTCCCAATCGAGCACCAGCTTTAGGGCGATCCGAAATCCGGCCGGGTAACCGTTGGCTAGGGCCGCCATGAGGATTTCGCTTTTCGTCATGGTTTTTTAAAAAAGCGATTGTCAAAAATCTTTTTTTAAAATTTAAAAGGTTTTGTGTTGACAATATACGCAGGCCGCGCAATGATTCACGCAGATCGGAATGAATTCTGAACTCCCGCCGGAGGGAATCCGGAACAACGAAAAAACGACAAAATGAAAATTGGAAACAGAGTAAAAATGACCTCCGAAAACTCAAATTGGGTTGTTGGAGAAAACGGAACTATTACTGAAATTCTTGAAAAAGAAGGAAAAGTTGTAATTGCGTTTGACGGACGCGAAGACGATTACACCGTTTTTGTAAGTGATTTTAAAATTGAAATTCCACTTCCTATTGGAAAGCTCGTGTTCGTCCCAGAAGAAAAAACCACTGCAACCATATTAAATCATTTTACAAGTTCAAATGGAGGATACGGTTATGAGTTAAAGTTTTCCGACGGAGAAGAAGGAAATTATTTAGCCAACGAAATTTCAGAAATTCCTCAACTTTTAAAAAGATTTCGTTTGTATTTGAATGGAAAATATTTTCATGGAGGATACGACTCTTTGGAAGAAGCAAAAACAGAGATTCCATTTATTGTTAAAGGATTTTCAAAAGAAGATATTTTGAAAATAAGTCCTTTAAAATGGAGTATTCAAGATATTGAAGAAAACGAAACAATCATAATTTCATGACAGTTTTTTCTTCAAAAGGCGGACGGCCGCCAAAATCAGGCGCAGAAATTGCAGGAAGTCACCTTCACATGAGGGTGACTCGAGATCAAAAAGCTGCTTATGTTCGCGCGGCCGTGGCAGAGAAAAAAAAACTCTCAGAATGGGTCTGCACGCACCTGGATGCTGCCGTAAATAAAAAATAAATTTTTTATGCCGTGGGCGAAGAGGGCGGGGGAGGCAGATCTTTCGATTCGATCAGTTTCTGCCCGACCTTCCCGAGGCCGAGGGCCGTCACCAGCCAGACCAAAAATTCTTTCACGTTGCCAGGGATATCGTGGGTGGTGTCCCACGCTTTGATCACGACGGCGATGCAGATGCCGAGCGACACGAGGATCGAGAGGACGAAACAGAACCGCATGGCCGAGGCCAGCCCGTTGTCTTCCGCCAACAGTTCCTTGACCCAAGCGAGGAAGTTCACGGGATCAGGTGGGCAAGCGAGGCCACGCAAGTGCGGCCCAGGGCATAGATCCCGGAAAACGTTCCCGCATAGACCAGCACCACGCAGATCACCGACCAGGGCATCGGAAATTCCCGCAAGATCATCCCGCTGATGAGCGTACCGAGATACAAAGCTCCGAGAATGGCGATCCCGATCAGGAAAACATCCCGCTGGGCCGCATTGTCATGGGCCTGCTTGCGGAATTGTTCGGTCAGGATGGTCTGTTCCTTGAGCGCGGTGATCGCGCCGTTGTAGTCGCTTTGTGCCTTGACCAGATCCAGCTTTTGCTGACGGCTCAGGGCCTCAATGTGTTCGACGGTGGCGAGGATGTCGGCCTTGGTGACCTTGGACAGATCGGCCCCCATCATGTTCACAAAACCGCAAATCATGACCATGACCGGCAGAACGTGTTTAAGAAATCGACAGATCATTTTCTTGAACGCAGCCACTGTTCAACCACGACGGCCTTCGCATCGATCCGGTCGGAAATCGCGGCGGCTTGGGTCAGGGATGCGTCTTTCTGCACGATTACCGGACGGGTGGCGCAGCCGGTGACCGCCACGAGCAAAAACAAGGAAATCAGCGTTTTCATAGCCACTTGCGAATTCCGGCGAAAATCGCCAAGGCCCCGGCGCAAAGGGACACAAGAAGTGTCAGATTTTGCAACCAGATGTGCGGATGATCGAAGAAGGACAAAACCAGCGCCACGAGGGAGACCAGTGCCGAGACGGCCGAGGCTTGCATATCAGTCGTCGGTGCGTGGTTGGACATTTTGCAAAGGGTTCAATGTCAAGTATGCGGGATCTCCGACATCAGTTCTGAAAACGAATACCCCGGAAAAGCGGGCGCATCGCTTCCGCTAGCCACGGCAACCTGAACCGCTTGGACCCATTGTTCAGTTTCCACGAGCTTTGGGTAGTTCGACTGTTGCCCTGCCGCAGTGGCGGCAGACAGCTTTAGATAAAGGGCGAAAAGTTGGTTCGCGTCGTATGCGAAGGAGAGGGCGATTTGAACTTTATCGGCTAGAAATTGCGCGGCGTCCGAGTCGAGTGAAGGCGACCAATCTTGCGACTGGTTGCGGTTGGGACCGACATCGACGATTTTCATGGCCGAAAACCCAAACGGCCACCGGATAATCCCGGTCACGCGAAATCCCGTGACTGTTTGATCCCCTTCTAGCGTACTGTAGGTATCTGTCATCACGGTTGCGATCGTGCCGTCAGGCCACCCCGGTATCGCAGACACAGCAACAAATTGGGGGTCTTCCGTAGCTGTTGAAACTGCGGTTGAGATTGCCGTATCGAGGAGTGACGTATCCATGTTCTTTACGGGGTTGAAGCGAACGAGGAGAACGGAAGTCCCGCGCCAGCATTGTAGAGGGAAGTCACTTCGCTGGCCGTCAAAGCGCGGCTCCAGTACCCGACTTCATCGAGAAGCCCCACATACTGAAGGGCCGTGTTGCTATCGGTTGAGTCGCCTAGCGATATTCCATTAAAGTTTTGCGCGGCAGACGTGACAGCCGCAGTAACCGGGGTTCCCGCATCAGTATAGAGCTTCAAGGTAGCCCCATCCCACGTCATAACTCCGTGGTGCCAGTTGTTGTCTGTTACCGTTGTCGTGCTTGCCACGGCCACGTTGTTTACAACTGCTCTAAATTTAGTAGTTGCAGAACTATGGGAGAAATTAAACTCAATACCGTTTGTGGCATTATTCGTCGTCAATTCTGGATAGGAAGCCGTCTGGGTACTTCCTTTTGCCCACAACGAAATTGAAAAAGCAGTCAATGAAGCCGGGAGTGTCGCTACAAGTCGTTTAGGACCAGACGCAAAGTTCGCGCATCCCGTCCCGAGTTTCACAGTTGCGGTGCTAACCGCCACAGAATTGACGTTGGTGAGCGTGTAACCATTACCCGTCGCATCGACTAGCGACAACGCGCCTGCATTATTGTCTAACTGGTAATATGCGATGATATTCGTGAGTAGCGTGGTCGGGTTGGCGGCGATACCAAGGTTTTGTTTTTGCATTCCGACGGAGTTGCCGGGTCGGATCGGCGCGCTCAGGTTGATCATGTCAGGGCGGTGACCAGGATGGACTGCGACCCTGTTGAGGTGACCGCGGAAAGCGCGCTCGTTACGTTGGAAAGCGACACCAAATCGCCCTGGACGAGATAAAATGAATAAGTCGAGGTCGTGGCCGTGGCCCCGATGGCGACATACACCGTGGTCGATCCGGGGTTAAAGAGGGTAACCGCCTTGGTCGATCCCGAAGCCGCCAGCAAAGTCGTGTTGGAAGTCGTCACGGAAACCGAAGTGATCGCAGGGGATGAGGAGGTCGGCAGGGCAACCGTTCCACTGACGGGCTGCGTGACCGCGGAGCCATCGACTTTCACGGCCGTGGCATTCCCCCCCACAAGACTGACCGATCCAATGGTATTGGCACCGGAAGGCAATGCCGGAAGCGAGGAAACCCCCACGTTCCCGCTGACGGGCTGCGTGACGGCGGACCCATCGACTTTCACGGCCGTGGCATTCCCTCCCACAAGACTGACCGATCCAATGGTGTTGGCCCCGGAAGGCAATGCCGGAAGCGAGGAAACCCCTAGGTTGCCACTGACGGGCTGCGTGACCGCTGAGCCATCGACTTTTACGGCTGTGGCATTCCCTCCCACAAGACTGACCGATCCAATGGTCGCTGATCCTCCGCCCAAAGTGACCGTCGACGGAGCATTGGCCGGAGCCACTCCGTCATCGATGTAAATGGTCAAGGGATCATAACCGGCATAACCCGCCAAAGTGATGACGGAATTGGCTCCTTGCGTATAAGAAGAGGGAGCTGGTCCTCCCACGGAATACAAAACTTTCCCAGTAACGGGATCCGCGATCAAAAGAACTTGCGAAAGCGGGATGTTCAACCCCGTGAGGGTGACGCTGGACCCGTTGGTCGTGTAGTTGGTGACAAGTTTTTTCATGACAAAGCGAGGGCAAAAGCAATGGATTGAGCGATCGACGCCGCACCAATATCAGACGGAGATAAAGAATCCGAACCACCTGTCGCGTGGGTCGCTTTGTGCGCCGAAGGCGTGAATGTCGTCGGCTTGTTGGCGATCGATGATATTCCTGACGAAGCATTCCAATCCGCATTGACTTGCGCGGACGGGATCGTCGGTTTGTTGATCAGGTCGGCGTAAGATCCCGAGGTCGCCACCGTAGCAAGGCCAGAAATCAACGAAACCGGCGCTGAAGAAAGCGTGGCGAACGCCCCCAGACCTGAAATATCGGAATTCGAAAGCGACACGGAACCCGTTTTCCCGGCCACCGAAAGCACAGGGAAAGCCGGAGGGTAATTTACTGCAAACAGATTTCCCGAAGCATCAATCCCAGCGGTTCCGCCCGCAATGGATAGAGAATTGAAAACCGCATCCGATCCCGGAGTCAGAAACCCGACGTCGTTGGAAAACGCCCCCAGGTTACTAGGCCAGCCGCCTCCAGAGCTTTGAGCGTAATCGGCGCCGGTAACTAGGGCAGGATTGCCATGGGCATCTTGAACATAGCCGTTGTTCAAAACGCAAACGGGATGCCCACCCACATTGGCATCCGAAAAATTCCCAGAGCCAAGGGAATCAATTACAGCAACGTCATTTCCTATCGACAACGAACCAAAACGAACGTTGCTGTCGTGATTGAGACTCTGATCGGCAGAAACCCCAGGATCGCCTTGCGGCCCCTGGTTTCCTTGTTCGCCCTGCGCGCCGGGTTGGCCCGGGAGACCCACGTTCAGGGTTTCCAAGACGGACGCCACGCCGGAGACCGAGACCTCGATCACCGAGGGGATGACCGTGACATTGAGGTCAGGCATGGGTCGCGGCGGGATGGACGACGACCGTTCCCTCGAGCAACTCCAGCACCTGGCCGCCGGTCAAGGTCGCCAGGGCATCATGCACCCAGGGATTGTCGGCAGGAGTTCCGGGAAGGGCGGAAGTGAGAGAAGCAGGCAGGAAAAAGGTGACCTGGTTCACATTGCTTACCGTGCACTGAAACGCCCCGAGCAATGTGTCGGCAGGTACCTTGCGGATCTGGGAGGCGACCGTGGCGCCCGTCAGCGTCACCGGATTGCCAGCGCCATCGGTCACGGTAAGGGTCGTCGTGTAATCCGCCCCGCCCTTGATGGTGTGCTCGTAGGTCATCGCCATGAATTCCGGCGACTGTCAAAAGGCAACCCTAGACCGGCACAAAAGGTCTGGCCGTTTGACGCAGATGCCCGCGGAATTCGCCTTCCGTCTCATGCCAGGCATGGTGATGGACGATCTCCACGGTTCCCGGATCGGACGAAGCTTTCGGCTTGATGTGATCGCACGCCACATGAGGCACGCAGGCGATCCGGATCCCCGCCGGATACCAGCGCCGCCAGCAGAGATAAAGATCCTGCGTCCCGCGGCCGTCGTACCCGGTGAAGTCGGCATGGGCCAGCGCTTCCTTGGACAGGAGCGTCGCCCCGAGACCACACCAGTCACTTGGAACCACCGCCCCCTCACCGACGCCGGGATAGGCAAAATCGAGCCACCCGCGCCGCCGCCACCCATGCTCGGCGATGACCTCCCAGATCGAGCCGGTCGGAGATTTGCTCCGGATCCGATCCCGCAGCCTTCCCAGGCGCCGGAATTCCTTTTCCCCGGTCTGCCTGGTGGCCGGAGCTTTGAGCCGCGCCTCGCACGTTTCCAGGCAGAGTCGCAGCCGTGCGGAAAGGTTGCGCTCCTTGGGAAGGAAATCCTCGGCGATCGGATGCGAGGGTGTTCCGAATCCGCCGAGGAAAAGCCCGTTCGGATAGGTCGCGGCCGCCACCCCGTAGAGCGGCCGACCGTCGGCCCGGGGCATCTGGAGCGTCCATTCGAGCACCCGGAGCGCATGAGCCGGGAGAATCGTGTCGCTTTCCACGGACAAGCAAACCGAAGCCCGGATCTTGCGCGCAAAGGCAAAGCCGCTTCCCTGCAGGCGAGCGATGCGACACTGCGCCGCGGCCTTGTAGTCTTTTCCATCCGAGGCGATCGGATGCTTCAGCACCGTGACTTTCCACCCCTCCGGGAGTTCCCGTTTGGCCAGCTCCGCCGCGGCGGATCCCGCCTCACTCTCATCGGTCACAAAAATGAAATGCGCCTCCTCATGATGCGCGGCCGTGGCCGTGATGGCCCGCAGGCATTGGGGCCAGGCGTGCAGATACCCTTTGGTCGCGGCAGTGACGATCGCCAGCATCAGTAGAAATAGCTTCCCGTGTAATTCTCGAACCCCCCGTATCCGCCTGTAAAAATCACAGGCGGCTTGAGCCACGCCACCGGCGACACCGCCAGAACGTTCCCTGAATCGATGCTGAAAGAGTAGGAGGTGCCGGTCGAGGCGGTCAAAAGCGTAAACGACGAGAGGATGGTCCCCTCGGAATCGGTGAAATTGCTCGTGACGCCGAGACCCGCCGGGACCGATCCGGTATAATCGACCGAAACGGTCCAGACCTGTCCGCCCGCCAGATCGATCGTGTCGGCGTAAGAGCCCACATATTGCGATTCCGCGTTCACGCCGTTCCCGGAAATGGCCAACGCCACCGCCGTGCTATACGTCGTGCTCGAGGAGGATTCGGGAAAAACCGTCGAGAGGGAAAGGTGCAGCGTCTCCGTCAACGAAGCGACCGAGGACTCCGTGATGCTGTTGGGATAACTGACAATTCCGGCTTGGTCGGGATGGAGGGACGCCGTGACCACGGACGGGAAAATCAGATTTCCCACCTGAGAGCCAAGATAGGTCACGCCCGACTGATAGGTCGTGCCGGAAAAGGTCCACTCGGCCTGATTGTCTGCAAAATTCCCTTGCGGAATGTTTCCAAATTGCGGCCGGGAAGAACTCGTGAGATGCCCCGAGAGATCGTACCCGACATCCCAGACCGCCGTGCTGTAGGTCGCATAGGAAAAGGTCGACACGGTGGCGGCCGACAGGACAAACCCCTCGAATCCGGCCGTGGTCGTCCGGAAAGCTCCCGTATACAGATCCCCTCCTTGTGTCGTGCCCGTTTCAACCGTCGCCGTGATGAAATCCGATTCCGAGGAAAAGAGGGTCGAATAGGAAGCGGTCGTTTCCATCAACTGCGACTCGGTGCCCGAAAAAGAAATCACCTGCGAAGTCGTGCTCAGGGTTTCCAGCGTCCAGCTGGTCGCCCCATGCCACGATCCGACGGCTGTCGTCGTGGTTTCCGGAAAATCAGGCAACGCAAACGCCATTTCAGTAGGAGATCTGCCAGACGCCCGTGAAGCCTCCTGCCGCGGAATTCAAAATCTGAGGCGTCAGGACGGGATTCCGTCCGCCGGTCATGTTGTAGGTCAGGCTCGCATTGACGATGCCGACCAGGACGTCGACCGATCCCGGAAGCGCATTGACCCCCGGTGTCTGCGGATTGGGAACATCCGTGGTCACCTTGATCTCCACCGAGGTCACGCGGACGCCGTCCGTCGTGGCCGTGGCCACCACATACCACTGCTGCGTGGCATCGAGGGAAAAGGGGGAAAACATATTTGTCGGCATGATCCCGCTGACGACCCCCGGCCAGATTGAGACGGCGATGCCGTCCGAATTGGTCACAAGCGACAGATCCCAAGGGCGCGGCGAGGCCGTCGGGGTAATCTGGCGGTTGACGAGGATACTCTGACCGCCCGGCGAGGAACTGACCTGACAGCCGATGCCCGGCTGGACGCGCGCCTCGCGGAAATTCTCATCGAGCAACGGGGCGATCATGCCGTTCCAGACGGCCGAAAAATCGCCCGAGCGCGTGATGCGGGGAATGCGCTTCATGACGAGGTCGGGTAGATATCCGGGTCCCAAGGCCCGTTCACGCTGCCGCGGTAATCGGTCGTCACCATCCAGGTGGACGTGCCGATCTGCTCGCTTTCCATGCCGGTCACGAGCCAATTCCCTGCCTGCGGGAGCGTCGAACCGCCGCTCTCAGGCGATTTGACCGTTCCCAGGACGGAAAAATCGGGGGTCGACGTGACGATCTTGGTTTCTTTAATCGTCGGCACCGGTGCCAGCCAACTTTCCACTCCCCAGAGCTGAAACTGGGAAAACCAGCCCAACGGCGAACTTGGGTTTTGCGCGACATAGGTGGCCCAGAGCGCGGGATCGGAAAAGGCCAGGGCGATCGCCTGACGGTCGGCATCCGACAAACCGTGTGTGCCTCCGGGTCGGAAAATGGGATGCGTCAGAAGCGGCTGCGTCTCCACCTGCGTCACCATGCGTGGGTGACCCGACGCCGAATCGGCCACCTTGTAGCTGGCCGAAACGATCCCTTCGGAAATGCTCTGCGTGTGATCGTAGCTTCCCGTCGGCCAGGCCGACAGGGAAAGCGTGTCCTCGAACCGGTAGGTCGTGACCTGCTGACCCAGGCGCGGGTCAAAGGACTGGGTGCGGCCGGATTGATTCATGAGAGTTCCCCGGTTCCGGAACCGGTCCCGGTCGTGCCATAGAGATCCTGACTCCAGCCCTGCGGGCCCGATCCGCGCCATTCCCGGGTGACGCGCCACATATTCGGAGCCACCGGATCGGCCTGCGCCCCCACCAGCAGGAACGTCCGCCCCCCCAGCGCCGGAATGTTCCCTTGGGGCGATCCGATTTTTCCGACATTCGAAAGATCGGGAAACGAGGTTTCATCGGCCACGGTCTGGATATTCACGCTCGGGATCAGGTAGGAGTCCTGTCCTTTCAGGCGCTTCTGCGCGTAGAGTGCCAGCCCGGCGCTCTCGGTCTGAGTGGCCAAGGCCACGAATTGTTTCGGATCGGCCTCCGCCTGCGAGATCGCGGTCTTGTCCTTGTCGGTCAGCGCATACGTTCCGGTCTGGAAAAGGGGATGCGTGATCAAGGGCTCGGGGGTGACGATCCCCGTGCAGACGACGCCGGGCGATCCCGGAGGCGTGGCCGCGGTGCCATCGCCGCCGAGGCCCGAGGCATACTGTCTCCAGGTATGACGCGCTTCCCCTGGGGAATAGGTGACCGAATACTCCATGACGCCCGAAGAGGGAGGCGTGAACGATCCGGTGTAATCGACATAGGTGATCTGCTCCACGAAGGCGTTCAGCCTCGGGTCCCAGACCTGCTCGCTCGAAACGTAGGCGGGCGCGCTGCTCATCAGGGGGAGACGGCCGCGTGGTACATCCAACCGGCATCCCCGCGGTTCTTGGCAATGATGGCGAGGTACTGGTTGGCCTGTTGCTGCGCGGCCAGTTGCTGGCGCTGGATGTCACCCAGGCCGAGAAACGCCGAGAATCCTCCACCCCCCACCTTGGCAAAACTGTCGGCGATGATCTGGGACTGTCCCTTGCCGATCTCGGAGGCATCGAAGGGTGCCTGGGATCCGGCGGCAGGGGCTTTCCGGTTGGCTTCCTCGCGGCCCTTGGCATTGGCCTCGATCGTGGCGGCCGTGGCCGTCACCACAGGCCTGAACGCCTGGACAAACTGATCGGAAAGCCCTTTCAGTCGGGAAGAAAGGTCCATGCTCTGAGCCAAATCCCGCCGGTTCTGCGCATTGCTGGCGATCGTGTCGGACACGGCGCTGTTCCCCTGCTGCACTTCTTTGACTGTTTTTCCAAAGTCGCCGTTGCTGAATCCCGCGCCTTCATACAACGCGGCCAACGTCGGATTGCCCCCGGCCTGAAGCGTTTTTTCCGTCGTGAACTGAATTGCGGCTTGAATGTAATCCAACGGCGTTTTCAACGACCGTAAGATTGCATCCCCGAATTTACTGGCGATGATGAGCAGTTCCGCGCCGAACACTTTCAACCCCTCGGGACTGAAAATGATGTCGAAAGATTGGCCGATGTATTCGACGATCTTGTTCCATTCATCGGGGAAATTCGTGAAAGCATTCCCGATGGCATTCCCGATTTCCTGACCCATGGCGGACAAATCGAGTTTTTCAAACTCTTCGATGGCCCCGTGCAACGCGGGAATGAACTCCGAACTGATCCCGACGAAAAATCCCTGAAGCTTCGACCCCACATGACTCAGGGCCTCATGCGCTTCCTTGAAGCTGGCGGCATTTTCGCCGAGCAACTTGGCCGTGGCGGAAATGTTCCCGGCATTCTGAAACGCCGGGCTCTGAAACACGGCCAGAAGCTCGCCGCCGCTTTTCCCGAAGATCTGCATCGCCGCCGCCGCGCGCTCGGTCGCATTCGGCAACTTGGCGATGGCCGCGCCGATCGCTTCAAACGCTTTTCCGGGATCCTGACCGGCCAGCTTCTTGGCATCGAGGCCGAGACCTTGGAATAACGAAGCGTCCTTGCCCCCGGAAGCCGCTTCGGCCAGCGCTTTCTGCATCTTGTTGACCGCAGGCCCCAGTTTCTCGGCATCGACCCCGGCATCCCGGAACGATTTTCTCAGCATGACCAGATCCTGGACGGCCACGCCGGTCCGCGCGCTGAGATCCTGCATTTCGGCACCCAACTCGAGGGATCCCGAGATCCCCTTCATGACCGCCCCGACGCTGCCGATGGCCGCGGCGACCTTGGCAATCGGACCGATCAGGTCGCCGAAAGCACCCTTGGCCGTTTTCCCGGCAAAGTCCTTGATAACATTCCCGGCACGCGCGGCGGACTGGGTCAGCGGGGAGATGTCCCCGCCGAACACGGTCATGATGGATGCGTCGGCCGCCATGCTACCCCGTCAGAGTCAAATGCCGCGCACGCGGATTCCGGGATAGCGTTTGGCGATCGTCGAGACCTTTGAAAACACCTCTTTTTTCACATTTGTGCGGAAGTATCCGACGCGGCCATTGATGGCGCGCAGAAGCGCCGTGCGCCCATTGGCATTGATGGCCGTGAGCATGGCATTCGTGATCCGGATCTGGAAACTGCCCCGCGATCCCTTCGTGACCCCTTTCACCTTCTGCGGGTAGGCCTTGCCCTTCACCGTGGCGTTCCGGGCATATCCCGGCAGATCGAGCTCGATGCCGACTTGCGCCGCCACGGCCGCCCAGGATTGCTTGGCAAGGCCCCTGCGGGCCTTGAGTTCGGCAAAATGCGCCTTGTGCAGCGTTCCCTTGGCCACGCGCGCGTTCAGCTTTGCCACGCTGGCGGCCACCGTGTTGCTGACGGTTTTTTGCAAGACCGACTTGGTCTCCGCCGTGATGACTTGCGAAAGCGTGACTCCCGAAAGCCGCGAGAGGTCGCGCACCATGGCATTGAACTTCGAGGTGTCGACGCGGAAACTCATTCTTCCTCCGTGAAGTCGAATTCCGAGAGATCAAAGGCCGCCACGGCCATCCGCAGGTCGACCGGATCGGCCAGGCGGGAATGCGCCGGAACGGTCCAGAGATCGTGACTCCGCAGCGCCGCATGGTAGTAATGCAGTAGGCGGGAAAAGGGGATTTCCCACAGTAAGGCCCGTTCCGGCCAGCCCGTCTCCTTCGCCAGCGTGAAGATCATGCTGGCGATCCAGACGGGCTCTAGGAGTTTGGGGGAGGGGTCTCCTTGCTGAGGCCCGCGGAGGGCTTGGCCTCCACGGTGACGCTGGCCGCCGCCACTTGCTCGCTGCGGCGGCGGATCTCATGGATCGCCTTTTCAAAGACCGAGAACGGAACCGAAAAGGAAAATGCGTCCACCGCCTGGCGAAAGGCTTCGTCATTTCCGCAGGCAATCAGCACTTCCGGCATCGGTGCGGCGTGGATGAAGAGGAACGCCATCATCTGCCAGGCCTGCTCGGCCTCCGTGGCGGCCGCTTTCCCGGTGAACAGGGTCAGGCCCCGACGCTCGGCCATGAGATAGCTGCCGGTCGTGAAGGGGCGCAATTTCAACCCCTCGATCTCATGCGAGTCGGGTTCCAAGAAAGCCGAGAACTTTAGGTCCTCGGCGGCGGCGGGATCATGGTGGCTCATAAAACGGTCTTAGGAAAACTGACGCAGCAGTTTTTCGGCATTCTCATCGGGGACCAGAGTCCCGTCCTCGGCGCGGCGTGTCGTCAACGTGAAGATCCGGCCGCCGCGCGTGATGCGGACCTGCGGGCTCTGCGACGCAATCTGGTTCCGGAGTTCCCCGAGATTCTCCTGGTACGCCTTCATCCAGGAGATCGGGTGATCGGGATTGGCCAGGCACCAGGGCCGATCCCGCCAGCGGCGCAGGAATTCCTTGGTGGAAATCGTTTCGCCGCCAATGTCGATCGGTTTCTCTTTCAGCAGCCAGGTGACCGTGCGGCGCGATTTGCCCTGGTCATCCTTGGAAAGCGTGTGCTGATATCCGCCCGGCTGGCAGAGCTCTCCTCCGGCCGTCAAAAGCGCCGCCACGACGTGCGTGTTGGGAGAAGCCAGTGGGTTCTCCTCGTCTTTCAGGAACTGGTAAGTTTCCCCGGGCTTCATGTCAGAATGGACGGGTCAAACGCTCCGGCGATCAGGCGCCCGGGTAGACTTTCCCCGTGACTTTCCAGGTCTGGAAATCGTCGTTTTTGGCCACGGTCGAGTAGCTCTCCACGAGCACGGTGCCCGACGTCGAGGCGATGGAAGGGGGCGAGGAGAAGGAATAGGGATTGGACCCCGTTCCCTCGAACGAGAACTCGTAAATCGGATCAAACGTCGCGCCTCCGCCAAAGCTGCCGTCGTGGGCCAGAAACGTCTTGGTCTCGATCTTGCAACTCACCGAGGCCTTGGTGGCCGAGGCGTCGGTGACGAGGGAAATTCCGAGGGAGTAGGCGGCGCTCATAAATCAGAATCAGCTCCAGGCCATGTAGTCGGCGGAGAATTTCGGGAAATCGTCGTTGGTCTCATCCCGTAAAATCGAGGTGAGCGTCAGCGTGCCCGAGGTGATCGAATTCGAGGCGGTCAAGGCGATCGCCGGTTGGCCAAGGCCGCTGACCGAGACTTTGCGCTCCTTCATGGTGAGGGCGACCGCGCCGACGGTGACCCCGCTTTCGTTGCGATAGGTCTTGATCTGCTGGGTATGCTCGTCGGTCCATTCGTTGACGACGGTGCTGGCAGGGGAAGAAGGGGCGGACGCCGCTCCGAATGTCGCTCCGATGGTGCTCATACGTCAGTTTCCCCGTGTCAAATCACTCCGTCACACCCACCGAGGTCTCGATCTCGGCCACCCAGAGTTCCTTGCTCGTCGACATTTTCGTCCCCTTGATCCAGAGACCGGCAAACGCCGGGACACCCGCATCGGTCGGCCACGCAGCCGAGAGCCCGTCCGGAGTGAGCGCCCCGTACACCGTGTCGAGCGTGTTTTGAAACCCGGTAAGCGACGACGCCCCAAGCAACGCCGGGGCGGAGACTTTCACCAGGACATCGGCCAGAAAGATCCCGCCCACCTCGTGCGTGGTCTGGGTGCAGGCGACGATGAGGTTGAGGCTTTCCGGCGTCAGTTCCTCATAATCGGTGCCGAGGTAAATGGTCGTTCCGGAAAAGGAGGGAGCCAGCGCGGCCCGGAGGGCGGATTCAATGCGGAGCGGGTTCATATCATTCGCGCACGGCCGTCACGGTCACCTCATGGCCATGCACGGGAGAACCGGCCAACGTGACCGCCGTCTCGACCCGGTAGGTGACATTTTCGGAAACCAGCAGGATCTGTGCCCCGACGGACGGACGCGGCGCGGCCGCCAGGGGCCAGCGCAGCCGGATCGACCGGCGCGTGGAAAATCCGCCCATCTCGAGGTCAAGCGAAGGCTGCGGCATCGAGACGGCCGCCAGAAACTGGGCGCCGCCATTAATCGAAATCATCGTGCCAAACACGGTCTGAAGGGCGGCGGCGGCCTTTTGCTGAAAGGCGGAGACTCGGAGCGGATTCACACCAAGAGCTTCCTGTCAAAGTTCCTCCCCGCAAAAGCAGAAGGCCGGTCCCCCAGGAGAAGGGGACCGGCCGGTTGCGGGACGCCCGGAGGAATTAGGCGTTGATGATCTTGAGCGCGCTCGTGTCGGCGGCCGCGGCCCCGAAGAGGACGTCGAAGCTGGCCTGGAGGCTGCGGCTGGAGAGCGATCCCCAGACATTGAACTGGACCGAGAGACCCAGATCCGCGATGTCGATGGTCTCGCTCATCTGGAGCAGACCGGCGATGGCGGGATCCACATAGGGAATCGCGGAAGCCACGGCCATGGCCTCGGGAGAGACCGCGAAGCCCTTGATGGTCTTCGTGGTGCCGTTCAACTGTGCATCGCCGGCAATGCCGGTCTGCGCGGTTCCACCCCAGCGGTTGTTGTAGAAGATGCCGTCGAATCCGTAGGCCCCCTTGGTCTGGATGTCCAGGGAGTATCCGGTCGCGGGCAGGAGGTAGCTGTAGTAGCTGCCATCCAGCACGAGGTACCGCTCGGTACCGTCTTTCAGAGCGGACCAAAGGGTCGGGAGGGCGGCCGTGATGAGGCTGTTGCCGATGTTGCCACCGGTGGCCGTCGTGATCGCCGAGGAATAAGCGGAAGCACCAAAGGTCGAGGTGCTGATCGGCGCAAACGAGGCGTCCAGAATGGCATTGGCCAGCGCTCGAAGGTTGGCTTTCATCAGCTTCTCGAGGCGGAACCCCTGGTTGAGCTGCTGCGAGGAAAGGCCGAACTGAGCCGAGTAATGCGTCATCGTGACGGCGGTCGAGTTGACCGTCTGACCCTGAGCTTCAAACGAGGTCGGGCTGGAGACGGCGGAGGCGGCGTTGGCCACGACTCCGACCTGGAGTTTGCGAAGACCGGCACCGGAAACGACGTCCTTGCTGAAATCGGTGGTGAAGGTCTTGACGGGGGCGAGCCGGTTCTGGAGAACGGTGATCGCCGTGCTGGTCGCGGTATCCACGACCAAACTGGAACTGAACGTGTTGGACATGACGGGTGTTGGGTTTGGTTGGTGTTACTTTCGCGACCGGCCGTTCGCGGCCTCGAAGAGGGCGGAGCGGTTGGCGTTGAAAAAGGCGAGGCGCTCGGGGCTGCCTTTCGGCAGGGCCTCGTACTGCTCGACGAGCGTCGAGGCAGGGGTGGAGTCCTCGATCTCGGCGAGGACCTCGGAAGGAGCCAGACCCAACGCGCGCTTGGCGGCCAGGTGCACTTTCTGAAGCTTGGAAAGCTCGGCATCCTTGGCGGCGAGTTCCGTGCGCAGCGCCGAAAGCTCGGTCCGGACGGCGGCAAGCTCGGTCTTGTTGGACGCAAATTCGCTATGGATGGCGGAAAGCTTGGTCTCGACCACTTCCGGAGTGGCTTCCTCGGCGACCTCGGCTTCAGCATTTTCTTCCACGGTTCCTTCGGCGGAAGCCGAACCGACCGGTTCGGACACCTCGGTGACCACGGCCGCGGAAGGTTCCGGGGAAATGACGGTTTCGATCAAAGGAGGCGCGGCCTCCTCGACGGCTTCCGGAAGGATCTGTCCCTCCGGCAGGGATGTGGTGGGTTCGCTCATGGAAGCTTGGAAAAGCGCGGCATTCGTGGCGGGGGACTTGACCAGGTCGGCGCCGAAAAGTTGTCCCGGAACGATGCGGGCGGCATAGGCCACGATGTCGTTCCCCACGACGGAGGAATCCGGAACGTCGTTTTCGCCGATCTCGGCATCCTCATCCCCCTGATCCTCGGCGTCGAAGACGGGATCGGGCTCGTTGGCAAAACTGATGGAGAGGCCGAAATTGCTCGGCATCGTCTCGGCCATCTCGCAGATCGTTCCGAAAGCCTCGTGGCTTTTGAGCAGATAGAGGTCGCCGCGGACCTGGTCGCCGTCGCGGCGGACGTCGCGAACCGATCCGACGAGATCGCTGATGCCGGTGCCGTGGTCGAAATTCACCGGAATGCCGTCCTGAAACGAGGTTCCCTCGGTGACGACCTGGTCGAGCGTTTCGTCGTCGACGATGAGCGGCTGCCCCATGACGGTGTGCCCCTTGGCCGGTCCCTTCGAAATGATCGAGACATTCCGCAGGACGCCGTTGTCGCGGTCCACATTGGACCCGGAGGCGGCGGCAAAAAGGACAAGCTTGCTCATTTGAGAATTCCCCGGGGTGTCAAATCCCTCACGCCGATTTCTTGCGCCCGGACGCCGCCGAAGGTTTTTCGTCCGCGTCCTCGGATTCCTCCGATTCCTCATCCTCTGGAGGCTCTCCCTCGTACATGGCGCCCGACGCGATCGGCGTGCCAGGCGCGGGCGGGAACACCTCGGAAACCGTCAGCGCGACGCCTTCTTCCTTACCGATGCGTTCGACCAGTTTCTTACGACGGGCCGCGAAGCGGACGATATCCTCCTCCTGGCGGTCGGCATCGAGTCCCTGCAACGCGAAGTAGCGCTGCGGACTGATCTGACCGCGCAGCATGAGGTCGCTCAGGAGGCGACCATCCCTCGAAAAATCGACCGAAAGGTCGGCCGGAGGGCAGAAATCGACACGGAACCAATCTTCGCCGTTCCCCGGCATGGGCAGGCGGCCCGCCTCGATCTCGTTCCAGACCCAGAATTTCCAAAACGGTTCCGCAAAACTGTGACGGATGATATCCTGAATCTCACGGATGAAGGCCTGGGCCTCGACGAGGATCCAGCGCTGGTTCGCACCACCGGCGTCTGTGGAATCGAAGAGGAACTGCTTCGACGTTCCGAAACCGACGGCGATGTCCTGCTGGAGGAACTCGATGAAACTTTTGAAGTTCGCCGAGGGGTGGAGGTTGTTGAAACTGGTCAGTTTTTCGCCTGGCTTCAGCTGCGGGATCACCGAGCCGTTCATCATGGCGTCCACCGTGATGTCGCTTGCGGAACTGGTGGACTGACCTCGGACCAGTTGCGATCCGAACCCAACCTGCCCGGCCTCGGGGCTCTCGATGACAAAAGCCATCGAGGCGCCGAGCTTGGCGCTCATTTTCTCATAGCCGACGATCTCGCTGATGTCCTGAAGGTGATTGGCCGCGCGGGCCAGCCATGACGGGGCGCGCGTGTGGCCGAGACGGTAGGCCTTGCGGACCTGCGTGAGGTCGTTGGCCGAGACATCAGTGTAGTCCAGCTGGGCGGCCGGAGACTTCAGGACGCGGTATTTCAGCGGGCGCCCGTATTTGTTCACCAGGACGCCGTCGCGGAACCCGTCCTTTTCATCCCCCAGGACGCTCCCAACATTTTCCCCGGGGATCAGGCGGAACATCCCGCGGCCGCTGTTGCTCGTGATCCGCTGCCAAAAGACATCGCCCGCGATGGCCATCTGCCG